GTTACCAGCAGGGAAGTAAATAGACCCACGCCATACGGTTGCACCCTTACCAGAGTCTGGGTGAAACGGTAACTTGAGGTCAGTTGGCAAGAACCGCTGGTTGATATCGTCGTGGACGTACAACCCCACTTTGGTTGCTGCGTATATGTGTTCTTCACGGTCAGGGCCACGAGCAATCAACAGCCCCCCAATGTAATCATCTGGCAACTGTAACTTGGCATCAGTAGACCATGCAGTAGAAAGATCATCTGTGTAATAAAGCTGACCAGATTGGTCAATGCCCCACAGTAAATCCTTAAAGAACACTATGTACTTGATATCAGTTGTGTTACGCGCCCAAACTGACGAACTGGTTGCGTAGTCAAGATCAGAGCCAGTAGCGATAGCAAGGGTGTCCACGCCACCAACAAGCCCCCGCTTGGCATCAGTTGCATTGTCTTCTAATGTGCGAAGTGAGGAACCCCATGTGTCTGTAACACTGTTGTATACGTGAACAGCAGTTTCAAACGTGCCATACATAGCCCCCTTGAAATCAGTAAGGGTTTGAACCTCAGTATCAGGGCTGTTTTCTGTCAGCGTTACAAGTGGCTGTAACATCGTGCGGTCTTTGTAGCGCAGGTTCGCAGTAGAGTACCACGCCCTGTCAGCGTCTTTAGACGGATCAGCAATTTCTATGCCAATACCACCACGAAAGTCCCCCATGTTCCATTCAGAAGCGTGAGGGTTGTCTGCCGCAGATGACTCGCCAATAACAATTTTGCCTGGTTGTTGGGACGCATCGAACAGGCGAACCTTACTCTTAGACCAGTACGCCTTATTGTTAATGATGATTGAGTTACGCTGCACAGCACGGTCGTTAGCCATTACCCAACCTTCTGTTCTATTCCGAATGCTGTAAAAGTAATGTTGTTTGCTATTGATGACCTTACAGCAATGTTTCCAGCAGGGTTGTTCAGGTAAAACGGCCCTTCAAGGCGAACAGACGCATTCGCTACTGCTGCCGTATCGAAAACAATAGCGGTAGCGTTAGAGTAAGTTGACCCGTCATCGTCAATAAAAACACGATAAGTAGCCGTTCCACCCGCAACTTCAGTGATGTAAATAACGTCAACACGGTACTCAAAGCCTCGTGTTGGGGAAAAAAGACTAGCGGCGTTGGTGTCGGCAGGCATCAGTTGCCCAAGTTGCTTCCACGCCATTAGTCATCAATCCAAACTGTCCCACTAGGAGCCTGCTGGCTTGTTAGCGCACCAAGAGCCAAAGCCTCATACTGATCCGCTTCAAGATATGCAGCATCTCTGTTGCCATCACGGCGATCACCCCTAGCACGAAGCAACATAGCCATTGCCTTGTTTATTATGTACTCAGGCTCTACATCACATGAGGTTGCATCTGCGTCTAACTCTGTTGGCTTTTTCACACCAATCAATTTGATAAGTGCGTAAGAAGAACCAGCAGGTGCGTCGGCGTAAACAATAGAGAACGAACGGTTGTCTTTATCCCATTTGATAGCGTTTCGGTGAATAGTCACCCAGTCTTCTGAGTTAGCGACTGTGGCTCTAATTGCGTCTATCTGGTAAGTAACCGCACCAATATCAACGTCGTACTCAAGACCAACAGAAATAATTGCTGAGTCAGACAATGGGTTAGAAAGTGCCAGTCTCACGTATGTCCAAGTCCCGGCTGTAATAGCAGGCAAACTTAGTAGTTCTGTCTCAGTAGCAGCGTTAGCCGTAGTCGAAAGAACTAGCTTTACCTGACCCGAAGTAAGCGTGACTGTGGACTTGAACCAGAACTCTACGTGTGTGAACTTTGAGAGATCAAGACTTACTTTTTGGGAAGCTATGATGTCTCCCGCAGTCCCAGACCCAGTTATCACAAACTTGTTAGACGCAGCACCTTCGCGCCGATCTTCCGTTTCAGCGGAAACTGTTACGCCCGTGCCTGAAGACTCAGACCACGCACTATCACAGTTCTGAATTACCTTTTCGGTTTGATTCAAACGAACTTGAATTTTGTTGATGCCAACTACTGAAGTCGGAATAGAGAAATTGTTTATCGCAGAAGATGTATGTAGGGATATGTCACGTAGCGGTGGAGAACCCTTGCGAGGTATCGCACGTATAGCACGATTGATTGCACGATGTACCCTTCTTGGGTCTAAGTCTCTTTGCCAAAGTTCGTAGGTGTCACCGTCTGCAACAACCGCAGCTAGAACATCACCACGCAGTGTCCCTGTGGTAGAAGACCCTGTGTAGTCATTGACTAGCCTAATTACTTCATCATTGGTTCCTGAAGTACCGCGCCAGTACCAGCCATTGATGTAATCATCTGTAGCTTCTAACTCTGCATCGACAAAAGTAGAAGTAGAGCCACCGGAAGTAGCAGTGTGAGACTCGTACCCACCGTACTGCTCACCGATACTTGCAGCAATTTCTTCTCTGGTCTGTGATATTAGAACTGCGATGACAAACCTCTATACGTGAATCTTTTTGTGTGTGTAGTAGGCTGCGGTACGCGACCTAGCTTTTGCAGCATTATTTGTCCAGTCACACTCAGGACACGTTCCAGAGGAGGTCTTCCAAACCTCAACAGGCACTTCGGGTGCTGGAGTTGTTTCTACGGGCTGTGTGACATCAAGAATAGCTTCTGGACTGCTATTTGGCATCAGTTGTGAAATAGTAAGTTCCCGAATCTTACGTTCTTGGTCTTCTCGATCTTGGTCACGAGCCTCAGTAATAGCAGCCCACTCAGACCTGTGACGGTTTTGTGCGTGGGTTCTAACGTCAAGCATCGTGCGAAGATTGGACTTATTACAAGTTCCAAGCCCTAAAGATTCGTGGTATTCACGATCTGGGTGGTTCTCATGCAATAAGCAAAGGTACTCTCCAACCTCAATCGGAGGAGCGTCTGCCCTGCGAGTAGTAAATATTCGTTTCCCAGTTTCAGGGTCAGTTTTACCTAGTTGAGTTGACAGCATGTTGTTGTTGATAATGGAAGCCTCTCCATTACGAATGTCATAAACAACTGACTTGCCTGCCGACGATGCTTCTTCAACAATCATTGCATACGGATCGTCTGCTGTTGGAGTATGGGTAAATGAACCTTCTTTTAGATCGGTGTCATCAATAGCATCTTGCGCTTCTAATGCAAGTTCATGCACAGATGTTCCATCAAGGCTGTTATTGCCCATATCTGCCATCGTATGTAGCTGTTCTTTTGTAACGGCCATTAGTTCTTCCTCTTTCGGGCTTCACGTTTTTCACGTTCATTGTGATACGCCTCAACCCATTGTTCCGGTGTCCCCGTTGGTGATACGTCGTATGCGTCATCAGAGAATCCTTTCAAACGCATTTCATTCGCCATATCACGAAGACTTCCTACTGTTTCATAAACTCCACCAGTAGAAGGATCGCCACCAATAATGTTAATTGGTTTTGCTCCAGCAAATAAATCAGACCTACCAAGGGCTTCTTTATATGTGGCTATTCTATCGTTCCTGACAACTTTTAGTTCTTGGAAACGGTGTGATCCGTTACCTGACTTGTCAGCATCGTATTCACGCAACAAGAACGAAGGCTCGTCGTTAGATACATAAAAAGCTATTGCATCAATCATTTGACTCCTCTAGCCCTCGCATTAGTTGTTGCCCCCGCCCCGAAGGGCGAGGGCTTTATTTACCTATTGACTAGGCGTTCCAGTCACGGTTTGCCTTGACGAGAATGTAATCCACATCAAGAGTCTCAATAGCGTTCCCCTTCGCTTCAACACCGACACAAAGGCCAAGGTTGACAGAAGTAGAAGCAGCACCTTCAACGGTCTTTTTCAAGTCACCGTCAATGTACCAACGAGTGTCACCGTTAGGAGCAATCTCAAGTCTAAGAACTTGCCACTCACCAGCAACAGCATCATCATCCAAGTCTAATGACCCAGAAGCTGTAACAGCACTGGCAGTACCACCGTTGTAAACAGCGTGCCAATCTTCATCATCAGTAAGTTCTGCTGACAATAAGAAACCAACGAAGTCCGAAGCAGTGTTCGTTATCGTTGTGCTAGCACCGTGTACAACATCGGTCTGGATCGAAAGCGTTTCAGGCGCAATGTCTGAAAAGCCAATGAATACCTCTTTAGTATCGAGGTTTTCCATTTGAACACGAGTTTCAAGAATAAGTGTTCCACTAAGGGCAACATCAAATGCTGCCTGAGTGCCGACCATAGTTGTGTGGTCTGTTTCATTAGTTGTGGTAAGCCGACCAGCACCAGAAAGAATCCCGGCAATAGTTGGAACACCAGCGTCAGTTTCAGCACTACCCTGACCACCGACACAAAACGGGCCAAGTGATCGAAGTTCAGCAGTATTTGCTACGGAATCTTCACCGTAGAAGTCGTAGAAAAGTCGGATGCGACCCGGCTCTCCTTGAGCGTTTATAGCCATTTTTTATTACCTCGTCCCCTTACCGATAAGGCGGGTTTGGGACTAATTGTTTATCTAACCTACGATGTAGGAGCAGTTGCGTCCGACAAGATTTCGTAGAGCCAGTTACCTACAGAGCGTTCTCCGTAAGCATATTCGTCACGATGTAGAACTTCAGTAGCACCGCCACCAAGTTTCTCGTTACGAACCGTCTTTACCCAAGGCATTCGAGCCTGGACACAGATGATCGCACCGTTTGCACCTGAAGCAAATACTCCACCCTTGGCATCGTCATCGGAATCAATAGTGATGTTGTCATCCGTGTATGCCTGTGCATTTGCAATAGGCAAGTTGAATGAGTTCTTGAACACATCAGCCGTTAAGCCAGTTGAGATGTCGTAAGTTCCAACACCTGCTACCAGTTCGTCAAACAGGTCTTTCATCTGGAAGGAGTGAAGCACGAATGCAACAGGCCCATCCCAAGGTTCACTCGTGTTACCACGAATGCGATACGCTGCTGCTGCAACGTGACCACTCGTAAGAGTAGTACCTGCACCACAAAGAGAAGTAGATGCACCGTCAAGAACAGTTAGACCGTCTTTGTCTTTCTGTCGTTCAATCGCCTGCTGACCAAGTGAGCCAACTTTAGCGAAGACGTTCTTCGACACGTTTCGAGCAGCACGGTCAGTGATGACTGTGTGAACCGAAATAATCGAAGGCGTTACAGAAATCGCACTGTCAGAAAGTTCCTGTGGGTTGTCTTCCTCAGTTGTCTCTGTGATTGCCGAAGCATTTAGTTTGGCAAGATCAATCTCTCGCCAGTTATTGCCAACACCTGCGCCAAGCGTCTGCTTGTCAACAATTTGGGTCATTACACCCTTGTACTCACGGACATTTCGAGCCGCACTTACCACGGTAGGTAGTGAATCGCTCAAACTATCAGTAATAGTTTGTCCAGTTGCCATTTTTATTTTTCCTTGCGACTAACCAAGGTTGACTCCCATTGAACGCATGACCTTATTTGCACGAGCATGATCGTTAGAATTGCCCTGTGCATAAACAGTGTTCAGCCATTGCTGATCTGTTATCGTGCCACCCTGCCCAACACCACCGTCGAAAGTATTAGTTTCGCCACCGGAAGGAACCTCTGCTTGTTTAGCCGCTATTTGTTGTTTTCGTAGGCTCTCAGCTTCGCCAAGAACCTTTGCTGCCTCTACGACCATAGCGGGGTCTGAGTAACCTTGGAGCAATGCCCGTTGGTTCTCAGGAACACCGTGCTGTCGCATCATCTCGTTAACCGAAGCATTCTTAGAAGTTATTTCCGCAGCCTGGTTTGCTTGCTGAAGCTGCTGCTGTAAAGCATTAGCCCTTTGTTCAGCTTGAAACGAAGCCTTGGCCGTATTAGCTTGCTGTGTAGCAAGCCTATTAGCCGCCGCCTCATCGTGACCTTCTGCAACTAACTGGGCTTCCAGTGATTGTGCATAACCACGAACTTCTGCTTCTAAGACCTGATCTGAGTACGTTGCCTGAAGTTGCGCTACCTGATCTCTCAGGGTTTGCATTTCAGTCTCGCGCTCATTCTCGCGCTGCCTGATAGATGACTCTCGTTTAGACCATTCTTCTTGAGTCCGCATCCTGCCAGATTCTTCTGGAGTAGCTTCTTCTTCAGTAGTAGTCTCGTCGGGGGTCACCTCAGATACAGCCGACTCTTCGGTTATCTCTGAGGTTTCATCGGGTTCAGGTGCTACATCGTCGGAGATTGCTTCGTCGCTAGTTACACTAACTTCTTCCGTCGCTACTGGTTCAGACTGCTGTTCATCCCAATTTGCAGGGATAATCAACTCGTCGCCAGAAGGGAGGGAATCGGTTGTTTCTAGGGAGGATTCATTCTCAGAGGAGGTACTCACCTCGTTTGGTGTGACCATAAAAGTCCTCGTAAAATTATCGTGAAACCTTATTCAGTTGTAAAAGCAATAGTACCGCGTTCTATATTATGTTGCAATTTAGTCATCTAAGCGTTTACTCCACTCAGCCCATGAATCGAACGCTGGATCGCCACCTATCCTACGTGACTCATCATCATCAAAGCGTCCTGTGCCTTCTTCTCCGAAGGACTGCACACCAACACCACTAGCGGAAAGAGCAGAAAAGCCAATGCCACGCAGGACACCTTGCTCCTCCATGACTTCAATAACATCTATTGCAAATAATGGCATAAGTTGCTGAAGGGCTTCTCGTTCACGAACTGACATAGACGGGCCAGTATCCTGTCCAAATAACGGGGCTTGTTCGTTTAGCGTATCGCCAATAAATGTCTGCCCACGCAACTCATTTACAATAATTGAGGGAGTGCCGGGAGCAACCTTAGATTGCAAGAACCTCCACATAAGGTCTAGTCTATTTGGTGGAGCGGTTGGCTTGTTTGTCCTTTGAGCAGTCTTTTCTTCTTGAGCAACAGTTGCATTAAATGCACCGAGCCGAACAAGTTCTCCCTTGTTTTTACCGGATAGCCGCTTTTGTGTCCCACTAGCAATTTGCCATACATATCGTGCTGGCTGCTGAAAACCACCCCAGAAATCAATGCGAGTATTGCCTATTTTGCCTTTGCCAAAATCTGAAGAACGGGGGTCTGTTTCTACTTCTGCAATACCAAACTTCTCTAGTGCTGCGAGAATTGTCATTCCTGTAACCACATAAGTTACAAGGTCTTTAGCCATTTCTTTACGTGCCCGTGCGCCAGGGCTATTACCTACCCTAGAAATCAAACTATCTGGGTCTGCTTTAGTTAGTTTAGCTACACCAGATGCTCCTGCTTCCACAAGCCCTCTTGCACCTATAAGGGGTGCTTGGAACCTAGATACAGCCAGCTTTGGAGCCCAGAAAATAGCAGCGAGTGCCTTGCTTCCAGCGGGTGTATTTAGGAATCCAGGGAGGTTTCCTCTGCCAGTTATAACATTGACACTGTTTATTAACTCATCTATAGACCCTTGAAGAACTGGATTTTCGCCACCTGTTGCTTTTGCAGCACGAGCAGCCTCATCCCAGTTATCAAGTACAGCACCAGCGATACGCATACGAGTTTGGTTGATAGCAGTCGCGTACATTAGTTCAGAGCGACGGATACCTTTACCAGCAATACGGACAGGTAAAAGTGTTGCACTTATTCCGTAACGAATTGGCTTTGGAACTTTACGCCCAAATATGCTTTGAACGTCTTTACCTAAACTAGGCAACATGGCTGAAAGGTTAGATGCGTAAACTTCTTCTTTATCAGTGAACTGAAGAACTGAGTCTTCAGCTACATCATGGAGCGATATCTGATTTTTAGCCTTTGGATCAAGGAGTCGTTCGGCATGTTTATTTACAGCAGGATTAACCAACTCGTCATTCAGTTGAGAAGCTAGTTTCTGTGGATCGCCTTTAGTGAAGCCGACATGGAACATGCGCTTCAACATTGGGGCTGTTTGTTTCACACGGCGAGGGTTGACCGTGTAAACAACTAATTGCCTTAGTGGTGCAGACCAGTCAAATGATGAGCGCAGCGTCTTTGGAACTAAGAACAAAAGGTCGAATAATATTTCACCAGCTTTTCCTGATCTTTTAGCCATCAATTTCTTTATAACTGAATCACCAAAAACCTTACGCAATAACTTTACTTCTGCTGGCTGTGGCAGTTCCCCAAGAAGAACCTTTGTAAGACCCCTCATAGTGTCTGCGCCAGTGAGTTCTACCCTGCTTCCAATAGGGTATTTGGATTCAATCAGATGATATAAAACACCAATATCTTCGCTAGTAATTCCGGTTATCCTAGCGGCTTCAGTTGGTGATATATCATCCAATGACAAAGGCAGCCCTTTATCTAGCCTAGTTTTAGGGTCAATCAGAGGGTCAAATATCTGGCGGTCTGTAGTCCTGCCTGAGAACCCTTGCAAAAACTTCCTAGACCGTGCAACAGGGTCAGTCGCCGTAGATGCCAATTTGCGGCCTGTTGCGGCTCCAATACGACGTTGTTGCGCTATTTCATCTTGAGTATTTTTTGTCAGATTACCTGCAACATCAAGAAACTCTTCAATCTTGGTAATAACAACAGTTGCCTTTAGTTTTACCTCGTTAGTACGAGCAGCAGAGTTAGCAACTAGGTCTTCGTCTATTGGAATTTCGTTAGCAATATGAACTTGTCGCGCTGTAACTTTTTGTTCATTTGTGATTTTTGAAACATCCAGCGCATCCACAGCCACATC